TGTATATCAAAAAGAACTTGAGGATTTGGAAGTGAACATTCAACTTGGTGACTATATCGGTTATTGGATAACTGAAGATCAAGTTAGATACTACTCAATCGTTGATGCGGGTTCACCAAACTACGATAATAAACACACCTACGGAGGCTATAAGAAATTCTACTTCTCATACACAGCAACTCCTGTTAGTGAAAATGAATTTAGAGGTCTATAATGGCACTTCCAAAAAAACAAATAATTCCCAACATCAATCTTACCCCTGAAAAGATTCTTTTTCAGAGGAGAGAACAGTTGTTAGATTTCATCAAAGAAGATGGAACATATCTTCCAAAGAGTCTGTTACATGCTGATTTGGATAGGGGTTTTTTGGATTTTGTAAAAGAAGATTTGAGGACGGTGGTGGAAGGTTCTGTGATCCAACCAATAGATTTAATTATTACAACTCAAAACTGGGCTCAATTTACGGAGACTTGGGATTTTCAGGATTTGAATGGAAATCCCCAACTACCATTTATTACCACAGTTAGAAATCCTGATGTAAAATATGGTACTAATCCAGCGATTATTTATAATATTCCGAATCGTAAAGAATATTTTTACGCGGCAGTTCCTTCATGGAACGGTAATGTAAAGGGATTGGACATATATAAGATTCCACAACCAGTTCCTGTGGATATTACATACAACGTAAAAATCTTGAGTAATCGTATGAGAGAGCTGAACGAATTTAATAAAAATGTAATTCAGACTTTTGCATCACGTCAAGCCTATCGTCAAATTAACGGACATTATATTCCGATTATAATGAATGGTATTACCGATGAGTCGGTAGTTGATGTTGGAAGACGTAGATTTTATATTCAGAATTATGAATTTACTATGTTGGCGTTTTTGTTGGATGAAGACGAGTTTGAGGTTGCACCTGCGGTTTCGAGAATCTTTAACACATACGAGTTAGTAAACAATGTCAGACAAAGTAAGAAAAAATCTTTCCCTGAAAATCCTGACACATTTGAAACTGCGATGATATATTCTGCGGGAACAACATCTAAATCTATTGTAGTTGATTATACTGGAGATTTCTCTATCGATCAAATCGGTAACATATCAAGTTATGATGTTTATATAAATAACGATTTCTACGGGACGGATGTAAATCTGATTCAGGTTAATACCAATGAGATCCTTAGGGTGGATATTACACAGACGGATATTACCCAACCTTCAAAAATTATCTACGGAGTCAAGTTAGTATGATTCTCCGTAAATGTCTTTTTTTCCTTGACATTTCTCTAAAATAAGGTTCTCCAAGAACTTATACATTTTCAAACCATTTTTGTCACAGTATTTTTTTAGAACAGAATGAGTCTCGGGGGATATCTTTAAATTTTTGATTTCTTTTTTCATAGTGAGAAAAAAGGTAGAATTAAATCTACCCATTTTATAAATAGAAAAGAATAAGTAAAGTTTTTGTGTTTTTGCCGAATATTTATGTAATAAAAATAAATTTTATTGAACCTTAAAAAAAATGGCAGTATCAAATAAAATATTCGTATCTCCTGGAGTCTATACTTCTGAAAGAGATTTGAGTTTTGTAGCTCAAAGTGTGGGTGTCACAACTTTGGGATTGGTTGGTGAAACACAAATCGGTCCCGCATTTGAGCCAATCTTTATAACAAATTACGATGAGTTCGAATCTTTCTTCGGTGGAACTCTTCCTGAAAAATTTGAAAACACACAAATTCCTAAATATGAATTAGCGTACATTGCTAAATCTTACCTTCAACAATCCAACCAATTGTTTGTTACTCGTGTCCTTGGTCTTTCAGGTTATGACGCGGGTCCTTCTTGGTCACTATTGACGGTGGCTAACGTTGACCCTTCAACCGTTGCTTTGAATGGAGTTTCAACTTCTTTCTCAGTAGGTTTTACTGGTTGTACAGATGGAACAGGTGTAACATTTACCTCTAATGGTTCATTTGCGCCTCAAATCTTAGGTAATTTGAATAGTCCTTACCCGATGTTAAATGGTGGAGAAAGTTCTATCGGTGAAGACATCTCAGACTTCCTTCAGGGGATTGTTGATTTACCTGTGTCCTCGGGATACACCGCGGCATACTTCGGCACTATTCCTGACGCTAACTTCAATGCGTTGTCACCAACTTATACAGCATCAACTAATATATTCGGTGTATCAGGTCTTTCTGAATCTACCGCTGACTTCACATCACCCAATGATGACTCTTGGTACTACTCCAACTTTGATTTGACAGGTACAACAGGTTACTCTGGTTATTCATTCTTTGGTGTGGTAACCCAGTTGGATGCTTTTGGTCCATCAGGATGTTTCTCAGGTACGGTATCAGGAACCGTATTCAACTATGCAGGTACTGCTTATGATGGATGGGGTAATTTGGTAGTGGCTACTTGGAGATCTCGTGGTATTTCACTCTATGGTAATAACCAACACGGACCTTCTTATACTGTCACAGGTACAACCGATGTTATTATCGATTGTTCAGGTATCTATTCGGGTATAACGTTCAATCCATACGCAACATTTAACTTATCAGGTGTAACCGCTGATGGAACTGACTTCGCGTTTGCAACTTCTATAAATTCTGGTGATCCAAACTATATCACCAAAGTATTTGGAGTCTCTAACTTCGGCAAACCAAGAAATGAAGTTCCTTTATTTATTGAAGAGCAATTCCAAAACATGGTAAACTATGGTTACAACCAAGGATATATTCGCGGTTTACAATGTACTCCATTAGCTTTACCTGGATTGAGATATAGTCCAAATACTGCAACGATTGCTAACTACGTTGAGAAATATCAAGATGCGGAATCACCTTGGGTGGTTTCCGAATTAGAAGGAACAACAGTTGATAAATTGTTTAGATTTATCACAATTGCTGATGGTAATGGGGCAAACGCTCAGATCAAAATTACAATAGAAAACATTTCTTTCAATAACTCTTCCTTCGACGTAGGGATTAGAAGTTTCTTTGATACTGATTCGAACCCTGTTTATTTGGAGAAATTCACCCAATGTACTATGGACCCAACAAGTAATAGTTACATCGGTGTAAAAATTGGTACATCAGATGGGGAATACGCACTTCTTTCCAAATACGTAATGTTGGAATTAAATAATAAAGCAGATTTTGATTCACTTCCATGTGGATTTGAGGGATATGTTATTCGTTCATACGCTAGCGCACAACCTCCGTTCCCTGTATACAAAACTGCATATGACTTTCCTGGTGAGGTTATTGGTAATCCACCTTTCAATATTCCTTTTGGTCCAAACCAAATTGTATCTCCAGGTGATAATGTAAGACGTACTTTCTTAGGTATATCTTCACAAGTAGGTTATGACCCTGATTTCTTCCAATACAAAGGTAGACAAGCACCAACCAGTTTGTGTACTGTTGATTCTCTTCCATGGGGTTATATTACCAAAGGATTCCACATGGACTCGGGTGCGACGGTTGTAACTATTACTTCAGGACCTACTGCTGGTACACCAGCGTTCGATTGTGGTGATGCGTCCTTCCAATCAGATCCTACAGATCCTGCTAACCCTTACTACACTATCCAAGCTCGTAAATTTGCTTTCTTGGTACAGGGTGGTTTTGATGGATGGGATATCTATCGCGAATACAGAACAAATGACGATAGATACCAAATTGGTGGTTCTTTATGGCAAAGAGGAGCTTGTCAATCTACTCGTTACCCACTCGCTAACGGTTGGGGAGCATTCAAACTGATTGCTCAAGACGGATTCTCTGAGTTCTCGACATCTGATTATTACGCATATCTATTGGGTATTGCTACATTCAACAACCCTGAGGCGGTAAATATTAACGTATTTGCAACACCAGGTATTGACTACTTGACTAACTCAAACTTGGTTGAACAAGCTATCGATATGGTAACTTTCCAAAGAGCAGACTCACTTTACATTGTGACAACTCCTGACTGTAATGTATTGATACCAACTAATACCGATAACATCACACCTCCAACTGAGGCGGTGGATAATTTGAGTAATACTGGTATTGATTCTAACTACACCGCAACTTACTACCCATGGATTTTAGTAAGAGATACTGTAAATAATACTCAAATCTACATTCCACCAACAAATGAAGTTTGTAGAAACTTGGCTCTTACAGATAATATCTCTTTCCCTTGGTTCGCAACTGCGGGTTACACAAGAGGTTTGGTAAATGCTGTGAAGGCTCGTATCAAACTAACACAAGACCAAAGAGATACTCTTTACCAAGGTCGTATAAACCCAATTGCAACCTTCTCTGACGTTGGTACTGTTATTTGGGGTAACAAGACTCTTCAAATCGCTGATACTGCTCTAAACAGAATCAACGTGAGAAGATTGTTACTACAGGCTCGTAAGTTGATTTCTGCGGTCGCGGTAAGATTGTTGTTTGAACAAAATGATGCTAAAGTTAGACAAGACTTCCTTGACTCAGTAAATCCTATCCTTGACGCAATCAGAAGAGACCGTGGTCTATACGATTTCCGTGTGACAGTTTCTAACGATCCTGCTGACTTAGATAGAAATACTATGACAGGTAAGATTTACCTAAAACCAACTAGAGCTCTTGAGTTCATCGATATTGAATTCTTGATTACACCAACAGGTGCTTCGTTTGAAAATATCTAAAAAAATTGGTGGGGAGAAATCCCCACCATTAGCCTTTAAAATAATTTATGAGTAACGTAGTAAAAGAAGGATTTGATGATTTGGGTTTACCAACTCTTAAATACTATGCGTTTGATTGGGATGACAATTTGATGTTTATGCCAACCAAAATAATCGTTCAATCTGAGGATGGTAAAGAAGTTGGTATGTCTACAGAAGATTTTGCGGAATACCGTGTAAAGATAGGTAAGGAGCCCTTCAATTATGAAGGACATACCATTACTGGTTTTGCACCCGATCCCTTCAGAAACTTCACAACAAAGGGTGACAGACAGTTTTTGATTGACAGTATGAAGGCCAAACCAGGTCCTGCTTGGGCTGACTTTGTGGAGGCTGTCAATAATGGGTCTATATTTTCAATTATTACCGCAAGAGGTCATAATCCTAACACTCTAAAAGAAGCTGTTTATAATATGATTGTGTCAGATCATATGGGTCTTAATAAAGACTTACTCATCAAGAATCTAAAAAAATTCCGTGACTTCGTGGGTGACGACAAAAAAGGGAAAAAAGATTTGATCCGTGAATATATGGACCTACTAAAGTTTTATCCTGTAACATTCGGTCAGGGTTCTGCGTCTTCTCCTGAAGATCTTAAAGTTCAAGCAATGAAAGAATTTATTTCATATGTAAAAGGACAAGCAAAAGAACTAGGGCAAAATGTATTCTTAAAAGATGATGTAAAGAATAGATTTGTACCTCAAATAGGATTTTCAGATGATGATATAAGAAATGTAGAAGTTATGAAGAAGGAATTTGAAGATGAACCAGTTCTTAAGACCTATTCTACAGCTGGAGGTGTTAAAACTAGATATTAGAGATAATAAATTTTCGAAAAACAAAGTCAAGACAAAAATTTTAAACGGCAGTATTTATAATAAACAAAAATAAAAAAAACAAAAAAAAGTAACATACCATGGCAGACTTATTAATGAAAATGCCGGTTCCTTATGAACCAAAAAGAACCAATAGATTTATCCTACGTTTCGATTCTACGTTGGGTATAAATGAGTGGTTCGTTGAATCAACGGGTCGTCCAAGTATTGACATCAACCCAGTTGAGATTCCTTTTTTGAATACCTCTACATTTGTTGCAGGTAGATTCAAATGGAATTCTATAAATGTTAAATTCCGTGACCCAATCGGTCCATCGGCAACTCAGGCTCTTATGGAGTGGGTTCGTCTACACGCTGAATCAGTAACTGGTCGTATGGGTTACGCTGCGGGATATAAGAAAAACGTTGACCTTGAAATGTTGGACCCAACAGGTGTTGTTGTGGAAAAATGGATTTTGGAAGGTACAATGATCACAAAGACAGCTTGGTCTGAAGCTAACTACTCTCAGGACACATTGGCGACATTGGATGCAACACTCCAAATGGACCGTTGTATCTTAGTTTACTAAGATCTTTACTTTTTATTGTTGATTAATAAGCAACACATGGTATAATTAACACAGGGACAAATCCCCTGTGTTTTTTTTATGGAAAATGATGTAAAAATATACGGACAACAAGATTTTTCACTTCCACACGATGTGGTGAAACTTCCGTCTGAAGGAAAATTTTATAAGAATAAAAAGAAGAGTGTAAAAGTCGGATACCTAACCGCGGCGGATGAGAACATCATCATGGCAGCAAAGGCTGAAGATATGATTATGACACTTCTTAGATCTAAGGTATATGAACCAGACCTTCGTCCCGATGATATGATGAATGGTGACATTGAGGCAATTCTTATTTTCTTGAGAAATACCTCGTTTGGGTCGGAATATAAAATCCAAGTCACGGATCCTGAAACTGGAAAAAGATTTGGTAGTGAAATCCAATTGGATGAATTGGATATTAAAAGGGGTGAAGTAGAACCTGAAGAAGATGGTACTTTTTTGGTTGAATTACCCAAATCAGGAACTTCTGTAAAAATCCGTCCACTTACTTACAAAGAAATTATGGAAATCAACAAACAGGCTGAATCCTATCCTGTTGGTAGAGTTGCTCCAAAAGTAACATGGAAACTACAAAAACAAATTGTGTCAATAAATGGTGATGAAACACCTGGTACAATTG